TGACTGGAGTTCAGACGTGTGCTCTTCCGATCTTTTCAACAGAACATACCCTAAAACTTTCTCAGCCCTCCCCTAGGGGGGCTCCGTTCGCTTGTGAGTGGTTCTATATGCGCCAGCATTCAAATCCTCTCAGAAACGATTCTACGCGCTTGCCTCAGTTCGTGAATCATCTTCACTTTGTCAGCTTTGCTATGTGCGTAGGTTGCGTGAACCATCTCGTGCGTAGCATGTGACAGGTAGACAAGATTCTCTGCGTCCAACTTCAAGCTGTCGGCATCATGGACTGGGACAATGTGATGCGCTACTTTGCCCGGTATGATTTTACCCGTCTTATAAAAGACGTATTCATCCATACCGCAAGCCCGCGCCTTGACGTACTGCCGCAAGTAATTCCACGCTTGTGACGCGTAGAACTTCGTGTCGGCTTTACGCCTGTCTCTGTTGTAATCTTTGTGCCTGCAAGTATGCTTCTCGTCCTGACGGATTGACTTGCCGCAACACGGGCATATCTTCATTAGCATACCTTTGGCCTCCCGTCTCCCCTTAACAATCCGTAACCGTGATAAAAAATCGACTAAGTGAAACTCTGTATATCTCGCGGTGTAAATATACCCGCACTAGCCGGGCCCATCTAAGTTCCCTTGCAAGCTAGCACTTTCCGCCCCTAAGACGTACTTTCTCTGACAGTATATCCGTTGCCGTTTGATACTTTAAGTTTAACCACCTTGTCCATATTTCTTTTCATATAGTACAATGGCAGCCAACCTTTGTCAGCTGTCTGTCATTGTACCGGAGGATTTCAAGGGAAAGAAGCTATGCAAGCTGGAAAAGAGGAAAGAGCTTGCGAGGTTTCCCTCACAAGCTCATTATATCATACGCGTGCAGCATTGTCTAGTTGACGCATTACTCTTTTTTCTTCTACGTCTTTGTTAATCGCGGTCATGATCTCGCGAATGTCGCACTTGAATTCGTCATTGACTGTTTCGACAAGCATATCAACAGGCGTTTTACATTTGCTTTCAATCAGTGCGATATTGTGTTCCAGCGTCCGGCGGTAGAGCTTCATACACCGTTCCATGCCGAAGCCGTAAATATCATGCAGCGCGAGCATGTTAAGCAGGAACTCATACTCGATCACTTGCTGTCTGAGATCCTGCTCCATCAACGGCCGCGCACGAGCGAGTAACGCCGCTGTCGTATTGGCGTTCTTCAAAATCTTGTTCCGTGCAGCCTCACCTGCGACCTGTGCGCGGCTTTTATGCTCCACGTTCTTACGGGCGGCTTTTCTTGCAAATCCCATGTCAATTACTCCCTTCGGCGTCAAGGGCTTCCAGTTCGATATAAAGCCCCTCGACTTCACTGCTGTAAAACTTCTCTACGAGCTCGCGGCATACCTGCGAGTCATCATGCCAGTAGCCGAGCCGCGTCATGCAGTCTTTGACGAGCTTGATCATATTGTCTGTGTCCGGCCTTGTGGTTTTCCACCGGTAAGCGCTTGCCATCTTCTCGTCGTGGAAAATAAATTTTACCGTAAGTGAAATCGGCCCCTCCATTTTTACTGCCGGCACATGATTGCCGAGATATGCAAGATATTTCTGCCGAGCGTCCTTGACGTTTGCCGGCTCGTAAAAGCACGGCTTACCACGAACCACTCTGACCTGCTTTTCTTGATGGGTTGCCGTGGGGATTTTCATAGGTATGAAAAAATGCACCATTGAGAATAGTTCTCCTTTCTTTTTTTTCACTCTGATTTTTTGTTGGTTTTGGGTTTGAAATGATAAGTCATCTTTTTTCCCGTATATGGGAGGGGCAGTCAAGCCCCCTCCCATAGGGATGAAAAGTGACATTAAATCATTTCAAAACCGTTCACCATTTTACATTCACTATATGTATATATAAGACAAAAAAGTGAACGTAAATGAGAATGTTTTTCGGTGAAATTACTCTTCGTCGGAACTTTCATCTGATTCATCAATGGGGATGATTTGATAATTATCAACCTTGAAATCTTTGTACTTGTCAAGTCGTTTTCTAATCGCGCCTTGCTTGAGCTTCTTTCCGAAAAACTCCTCTGAACGGTCTACAAAATCATTTACCGTTACAGGCTCGTCTTTTTCTGCCTGCAAAACTTCGTAGGCATCAATGATTTCCTGACGCTCGCGCTCGGCCTTTTCCTTCTTCGCGCTGCCATCGCTCTTGTCGCGTTGATGGAACATCTTTCCGTTGACCTCGACGTCCGGGCGAATGTCCTTCAAGACGCCCTCACGGTCGAGCGTGTGAATCGGCCATCTGAAATAGATGTCCTTATCGTCCGGCTTCTCAAACTCGCGCAGCGTGCACGATACGCGCCATGCTGTCGTATGCTTTGCAGCGGAGTCTGTCTGCGCCGTGATACGTTCTACGTCGGCCATGTGAGCCGCGTCAAGGTTTGCGCGTGCGTACTCCTTGAGTTGATACTCTGATAAGAGGTCATCCGGGCCTACGTCGTTACGCCATCCTACCTTGTGCCCGTCAAGGTATTCTGCGATAGCCGCACAAGCGTATTTATTTTTGAGATAGTTGATGGTATCGGGCTTGAGTGGAAGTTCAATGAGGTCTAGCAGCGCGTCAGGGTCGCGGGCGAATACGCCTGAACCACTTGCCCTGTCCATCGCCTTTTTACCGCCCTGAGCGCCCTTACTGTGGTGATGACAGTAAATAGCTGCGCAGCCGACCTCGTTTGCGATTTTATCAAACTGATTGCAAAAGAGTGCCATCTGCTCCGCGCTGTTCTCGTCTCCTGTAATGACCTTATAAATCGGGTCAAGAATTACGGCAACCGGGTTGATTTTCTTTGCGCGCCTGATAAGCTTCGGAGCGAGCTTGTCGAGTGCGAGCGACTTGCCGCGCAAGTTCCATACCTCTACATTCCGCCGTTTGTCTACGGGGATTTTAAGCCTGTCGTAGACGTCCGCGAAACGGTGCAGGCAGGATGGGCGGTCAAGCTCGAAATTGACGTAGATCACGCGCCCCTGCCTACATTTCCAGCCCATCCAATCGCCGCCGCAACCGAAGGCGATTGCAAGTTCGATTTGCAAAAACGACTTGCCCGCCTTCGAGGGGCCCGACAGCAACATCTTATGCCCTTTGCGGAGGATGTTGTCAATGAGTGGATCCGCAAGCGGCGGCATATTGTTCCAGTCGAGCGCGTCGAGGTTTTCAAAATCAGGCAAATCGTCGTTCTGTTCTTCAAACCACTCTTTCCACTCCTGAAAGTCCTGTTTGCCGATATTGACTGCAATCAACCATTGTTTTTTCCCGGCCCGCATAAGTCCAGGCATACGTGACAGGCGGGACGGATTGCGATTCTGCTTGTCAAGCTGCAGTCCGTTCTTTTCACATACGCGATACAGGTAATCTACGCGCTTCCTGTACTCATCATAGCCGCTCGCGTCGATATGAACGATGGCGTGAATTGACTTTTTACCGCTATGCACCATGCACGCAATCGGCAGTTCCAGTTTGCGAAGGATCTCGTTTTGAACCTCGCATGAAATTGAATCCGACTCAATCAGCGCATATCTGAAATCTGTCACGTTTGCATTTTTTACGCCGTGACCATCAAGCGGGTTGAAACGAATCCATCCGCCACACTCTTGATTGTAATCGCCCACTGACGCGCCGATGTCGTCGCCGTATTTCTTGAGCTGTTCGATGATGCTCCCCGCCGTGCGAGTGTAAATACCTTTCCCGGCAGGAACAAAGCGGCTGCTTTCGTCGCGCTGCCAGCTTTCTACACAATAGCCGATATATTCTTCCGGCTGGAAAAGCGTCTCAAGATAAGTGATCAGGTCTTTAGACGGGCTCCACTTTTCTGGTTCATTGAGCTCGCGACCCTCAAGCCACCTCTTATCGATGATAACTTCTTCATCTTTCTGCTTTTCTACCGTAAGCGTTGCGTCCCATGGAATCGCGTCATCTCCGTCAGCAGAACGCGGCGGCTGCCAGCCTCGCGCCTGCGCCATAAAGTACACCGTGCCGCCTGTCACAGTTGACATAGCCTCCTCACGGAACGAGTCCCATTTCTTAACGCACTCGCCTGCATGATATCTCGTCGCGTCTTGAGCGCTCCAATCATCCCATACGCTCACGGGAAATCCCTCATGCTTGAGCGCCATGCCGATCTGTGCCCATTCTTGATAGCTGCATCCTGCCGGATCGATATGTTTGAGTGCGTCTATCATATTGTCCATATAATCATCCTCCTTAAATAACATGTTCTTCTGGCCGTAAAATACCATTTTCTGCGAGCTCTCTCTCGTCAACAAACGTATATCTGTTGACAAACAGCGGGCATCTGTGGCACTCAGGTAACGCATAGTCCGTCATAGCATCACACCGTCCCCCGCATAAGTAGATTTTCCTGCCGCGAGTTGTCTTAATTGATTCAACCGCATAGCCTTTCTTTGCCTTGCCATTGCGAACTAACTCACATACACTCTTTTTCATAATCCCCTCCGTTAGATATCCATTGTGTCGCACTCGTCACATTCCTGCTCCCCCCCCCCGCCGCCTAGCCATTGACAAAGGTCACAACAATAACGTGCCTCCCAGTCGTCACATTCATACTCACAGTCGTTGCAGGGACAATCGTCGTCATATTTATCCATTTCCCGTCTCCTTATATATTAACCATTTAGCCTCTTTTTTATAACCTCAAAATACTCATTGTCCTGTTCCCATCCGATGTAGTTCCTGTTTGTATTCTTAGCCGCGACTGCCGTTGTTCCCGATCCCATAAAAGGGTCAAGGACTACTGCTTGTTCATTCGTGTATGTCTTGATGAAGTATTCGCATAATGAAACGGGCTTCTGTGTTGGATGAAGCGTGTGTGCAGTATTCTGTCGCCAATTCACCTTGAGAACATCTCGTGGAAATCTCTTACCACTTGCATTATCTACTACGCCCGGAGTCTGATTTCCATAGTTGCTGCTGCTATAACGCCCTACCTCAGCTTTGTACGGCTTACCTTGCTCAAACTGTGGATTGTATACCGGCAGCTTATCGTAGAACACCAACACATTTTCATGACACTTCATAGGCATGCGCTTAGCGTTTAGAAAACCGGTTGCGCGCGCCTTCTCACAAATCCATTCATAACGAAACATCTTAGAATTTGATATGACCGCTGTTGCCGTGAATGGCATCTGAGTGAAAATGAGAATGGCAGAATTTTTCTTTGCCACCCTCTTAATTTCCTTCCAGAACGCATCCATATCAGCAACCGTATCCCATTTATTTCTCGTAGTACCATACGGAGGATCAGTCAACACCATGTCAACCGAGTTATCGGGCAGAATTTTCATGCCATCGATGCAGTCACCGTGATAGATTATATTCTTTTCCATATTTTTACACCACCTCTACTTCAAAATCCATAACCTCTGGCGTCAATACGTCTTTCTCAAACCATCCATTAGCTGCTGGAACTACGAGCGCACCGTCTTTACCGTCGATAAAAATTACGTCCCCAGTTAGAACACTCCTGTCTGTATTTCCTTTGGTCACTTTGTAAAACTTGTCAGGTTCTAACGTCATTCGCGCCCCCTCCTCTCAATCTCACGATCAAGATACCACGCTGCTTTTTTGAGATCCTGCAAGCCGCCGACGGTCTTATGCCCGGCGCGGGAGATGTACTTGACTACGTTACCGAGGTTAAACCCAAGTCCCCATGCGTCGATGACGTCGATAGTTACAATGCCGCCGTGTTTGTAATACGTGGGATGGTCAACACCTTCGCGCCGCTTGATGTCCGCAAGCTGCTCTTGTGCATACGTCGGAGCATCATTGGTGCAATCTTCTTCATAAGTCTCGTTTCCGTTTGTGTCGTAATATACTGTTCTGCTCATTTCTTTTACCTCCCGCAAACGCCGAACCTTTTCACCATGGGCAACGTCTCGATCCACTTGCAAAACACACGCCATTCTGGATTTTTGTGATATTTACGCTGCCGGTAAATCGTTTTGAGCGTTGCGTAGTTTGTCGTGATGCGGCTTACAAGCATAAGCCCTTCTGGGATGTTTGCTTTCAACTCAAGCCACGCAATCTCTCGCTGCTCGCTTGTTTCTGCCTGCCTGTAGCACTTGATACGATACTTTGTCATATCCGTTACATGCGCCGTTGTATACGGACTGCAAGCCTTTTCGATATCCATCTCCAAGATCCGGTGCATCGTGCTTTGGCTGTTGCGCTCCATAAAATGATATGTGTCAACTTCTTGCCACATGTATCTCGGCAGATCCCAATCAAAATCAACGTGGATAAAGCGGAGAAACTTGTCCTCGCCCACGCCGATCTGTGTATGCCCGAGCCCTTCCCCGCGCTTGTAATCGCGCTCTGTTGCTGTATCGCGCGGTATTACCGCCGGCAGCATCGAATACCCTGCGCCGATACACGCCGCGTCAATGCCGTACACACTCACGTTGCGCGGCGTCACGCGCTGCATATAATCCTCATAGATTTCTTTATCCGTCATCATTTGAACCGCTTCCCTTCATCGCGCTTTGCGTTGCTCTCGTTAATCATCATCTGCATCTCCGCGAGATCATCCGCGTTAAAACCGAGCTTGTCAAGCAGGCTCACGATAGCCGTGATTGTATCCATGCTTTCCCAGAGCACACTTTTCAGCGCGTCAATGGTCTGCGCGTGGCGATACATCATGATAGCTTCCATCATTTCGCCGTATTCTTCTCCGACCTTAAGCGCGTAGTCAAACGCATCGCAATTCTTGTATTTCTCGCCGTTGCACGGACGCGGGAACGCTTTGAGAAAGTGCGCTGCACGCTTGAGCGGGATGCTGATCGCCATGCCGTCAAGCACAGGCAGAATGTTTTCGATGGTCTGCATAGTCTGTTTGAGTGTCATTTTGTCATTGATCTTGTCCATTTTTTACCTCCGGTTTGTAGGTGGACGGCGTGACGCCGTGCGGCGTGCGCCATCCGTTTGCGCTGATACGCGCAACCATCTTCGATGCGGCTTCAAATGACCACGTTCCAACATGCGTAAAGCCCCTTGATTCGAGGAACCTTATCTGCTTCGGTGTCGTGAGTCCCGCCTCGCGGCGCTTTGCAAGGCGGTCGATGACCTGTTGTGCTTTGCCGGCACTGGCGATGTCATCCGGGAAAATCCCTGACTTTTCAAGCGTCGCTTTTTGCGTTTCGGATACTGGATTAAGTTCCCAGCCGAACGCGGGGACGTAGTTTGTCAAATCCTCAGATTGGATTGACATTTCAAACTGCAACGGGTCAACAAGTTTCCTCTTGCGCTTTCGCATTTCTGCGAGCTGCTTTGCAAGTGATTCTTCGCGCTCCCGGACTACATCTTCATTTGCTTGCCGCTCGACTTCTTCGAGGTCTTGCGGCTCTGCGGATTCTTCAATCCGTTTCGTCATCGCCGCCGCAACGTTGTTATCTTTTGCAAGTAGGTTGGCCGGGCGGCATAACTCATGCCGCTCCGTCATCCACAAAAAGTCAAGCAATAGCAGCTCTTTTTTGCAAGGCGCGAGCCGTGTCCCGCGACCTACCATCTGCGAGTAAAGCGCGCGGCTCTTCGTGGGCCGAAGCACAACGACACAATCAACCGCCGGGCAATCCCATCCCTCGGTTAAAAGCATAGAGTTGCAAAGTACGTCATATTTGCCGGCTGAAAAATCTCGCAAGATTTCAGCGCGGTCTTTACTCTCACCATTGACCTCTGCCGCCCTGAATCCCCGCGCCGCCAGAAGGTCGCGGAACTTTTGAGACGTCGCGACAAGCGGCAGAAAAACGACTGTGCGCCGACCCTTACAATAGTGCCGCATCTCATCTGCGATACTCTCTAAATACGGCTCTAGCGCGTCGTCAACGTCACTCGCTTTGAAGTCTCCCGCGCTCATTGTGACTTTTGAGATGTCCAGTTCCAGTGGAATGGTCTGCGCTTTGATAGGCGAGAGATAGCCGTCTTTAATAGCTTGCGGTAACGCGTATTCGTACGCGAGGCTATCGAAAACCGAGCCCAAGTCTTTCATGTCGGCCCGGTCTGCGGTAGCTGTTACGCCGAGCACACGCGCGCCATCAAAGTACGACAATACGTTTTGATAACTCTGCGATACGGCGTGGTGCGCCTCGTCAATGATGATCGTTCGAAAATAATCATGCGGGAAACGCTCTAGCCGCGACTCTCGCATAAGAGTCTGTACCGAGCCTACGACAACACGCGCAAACGGATTGTCAAGGCAAGAGCTTTCTGCCTTTTCAAGCGCGCTTGCAAGCCCTGTCGCTTTTTTGAGTTTATCTGCAGCTTGCTCTAGCAACTCGCCGCGATGCGCCATAATAAGCACGCGGTCGCCCTGCTCCACGCAATCTGCAGCCACGGCAGAGAAACAAATGGTCTTGCCGCAATTATGGGTAATTGTAAAATCATCCAACAGATACCTGTTATCTCCATCAACGGTAAAGCCGACGTAATCGCCGCGCCCGCACGGCTCAATAGAAAAGCCTGTGACTGAATACTGGTTGTTAGTTGTTTCGTTTATTGCGTTTAACCTGATGAGCTTGTGGATATGCTTTTTCCGCTTACTCCATGTAAACCATTCCAAGACTGGAACATCTACGATTTCACCGCCGTGCCTTTCAGACGGGTATTTAGGCGAGCGCCTTAGTGTAAGTTTATGGTCTCCCGTTACCACAAACGACTTTCCCTTAACGGGTACGACCTTATACAAATCGCCGATGCCATGCGTGATATGCAAAATGTGACGCGGTTTGCCGTCACCTCCCATCAACATATCCCGATAGCTGATTTCTTCAACGGCTTTTGTTGAGCCATCTGCGAGCAATAAACACTGTCCAGTAGCATGGCAGCCTGTGGGCAAAACGAGCAGGGTTTTCACCCTGCCCTCATGCCACTCAGACTCTATCGCCGCCCGCGCGGCTTGTTGATATGGTCTAAGTTTCACGTTCTACACCCCTTATTATTTGTCCGGGAAAATATAACGGTCAAGGTCGTTATACGTCTTGCCGTTCGCGCTCACATGATTTTTGAACTTCGCCTTCCCCGTGCGACCTACCGCGTTATTCCAATCAGGCTTGAACGCCTGACCGACACTCGCCATGCCGATGGCGCGGAAAAAGTCTGTAATGAATCCCTTTGCAGACTTTTTCATATAGAGTGTGGTAAAGCACTTCGCTTTACCCTCCGGCGTCTGGATATCAAGTGCGACCTTTACCGTATTGCACGGAGACTTACCCCTTTCCGGGTTGCCCTCGTAGTATCCGCGCTCGCAGCTTGCAACAGTGAACGGGTACGTACCGGGCTTGACGATGATATATGCTGGAATATCTTCGACTGTAATTTCATCGTCCCAGTCGAGCGCATCGTCATTCTGTACCGGGTTCACCTGTGCGCCCTGCTGCTGATTGTTGTTGTTAAACGGATCGTTAAAATTTGTCATGGTTCTTTTCTCCTTTTTGTTACTAGTTGTTATTGTTTATATCAGAACGGCACGTTAGCCGCTTTGATGACATCTTTCCAGTGAGGAATGATTACCTGATTGATAAATTCCTCCGGCCAATCCGCGAGCGTCGGCACGCCATCCGTGGCAGGATACTTGTCTTTATCGTTCGGCAGGCATCCTGCCCGGACGGCCCACGATTCAAGCATCTTTACATCAACGCCCTGCTTTTTTGCGTTCGCAGCTACTTTCTCATGCAGAGCCGAGAGCGTCTGCACCGTATCTGCGTGGGCAGGTGGCGCGGTCAAGTCATCGCATGCTTTAGCTTCTTTCGCGTTGACCGGCTGCGCATCGAAATCGGCTGCCGTCATCGTCGATGTTGTTGTTGTTGGTGTTGATGTTTTCACATCATCTGCGTTGTCCGCGTCGCCCGCGTCGTCCACGAGGATACATCCTGCAACCTGCTGATAATCAAAAGGCAGTTCGTCTTTGAGGTCGAACCGGTTTTTTGCGTCCCAGCAGGGATGATGTGTCGTATACATAACACGTTGACCACCGTATGCCTTTTTCTTTCCACCAACCTCCGAAACGATCTCCTTATAGTTCGCAAAAAGCAACATGTCACACCACTCTTTGACCGCGGCGGCACACCGATTGCCGGCTTTATTGCCGAGCTTGAGTTCGTAGCGGTCGTATGCTCCCGCTTCGTCCGGGCGTTCAAACTTGCGGATAATGCTATGGGCGGTCAGAACCACGTTGACGCCTTTCGTCGTGACCGCTGTCAGCGAGTCAAGCAGATTCGCAAACTCTTCACCGACCATGGTAAATCCTTTTCCGTAGCCGAAACCCTCGATGCTGCTCTGCTTGCCGCAAGCGCAAACATACTGCTCACAGAGGCGCTCTGCCCAGTCCGCCGTGTCAATCACAAGCGTTTTACAGATCGTGGGATTGCTGACAACGGCCGCCACCATGCCGCGCACATCCGTCCACGTACTAGGCTTGTCAAAGCGCCGAACATTGAGCATTTTCGTGCTCTCTTCTGTGTCAATAAACAGCGGATTGGGAAACTGGCTCGCGAAAGTCGTTTTACCGATACCCTCCGGGCCGTATAAAACGACCTTTACCGCCGACGGCTGCACGCCGCTTGAAATCTTAAACTCCATCATTTGCCTCCTTTTAACGGATCCTCAACGACTCGCCCTGCACAAGCTCGCAGCCTTGCACATGCTCGCCATTCTTGAGCGCGTCCTTTACGGCCGCTTTGTCAACCTCCCAAGATTCTGGGATGTGCTTTTTATACTCATCCGGCAAAGTCTTGACATCAAGCAGCTTGCTGACGATAAGCGCGGGAGGATTTTTCTGAACTGCCATCCTGCCGCGTCCCGTGTCGATGTGTGTCTTTCCCATCGCTTTCAGGCCGTCCGTATAGACACGCTTGATCGCGTCAATGCGGTTTGAGATCGCATGTGCACGATCTGCGAGACGGCGGCTTTCTTTGAGCGTTTCGTCTTTGAGCGCCTCAAGGCTTTTAATCAAGCCGATACCATCAAAGCATTTCTGCTTGACGTCGGCATCTACCGATTTCAGCGCGGTTTCGACCGTGTCAGGGTCGACTGTATCGTCCAAGCAAAGCTCCATCAGATTGTTAAAGTTCTGCGACATCTCATACAATGTCTGTTTCATTGTTTAGCACCTCCGTAAAAACTGTGTTTTCTCGTGATCATCTCTTGATAGCCTGTGCTTGCGCGAGTCTTTACAAGCGCTGCGAGAGTAATTTCATAATGTTTTTTACAAAGTCGCTTTCCCGGCAGCGCGGGCGCATCGCACCTGCAGCACAGTGCCGGATTATCGTCATGCTTTTTCTTGCGCCGCTCTGCCGCGCGTTGTGAGTCTCGCCGTCGCTTTATCCTACAGTCAATGCAATAGATGTTAGGCGGTTTGACAGGCTTACCACAAATAGGGCAACGACCTTCCTGCCTATACCTGCGACGTTTCTCACACTTTGCAGCGTTTTCGCGCTTGCGGTGTTCGGCATACGCGGCAGCCGTTTCTTTACTGCGCTTGCGCCGCAGGCGTCGTGCGTCACGCTCTGCACATATCTCGCATTTAGTACGTCCGGGACGCGCCGGGCGGCGGTGGCAGCATGTGCAGATATGATGCTTTTTATAGTAGAGATACGTCAGCTTATTCTCCTCCTTTTCTTTTTTCGTGTAGCATTTCCGTGGCATCTCGCGCCTCCCTCCTCTTTTTTATAGATGCGAGTGTTGCCTTTGCGATGTTTTGACAGGCTATGCTGTAGTGCTTCCCGCACAGCTTTTTCCCCGGCAGGGCAACCTCATCGCAATACAGGCATTTTTCAGCGTTATAGGTATCTCGCAATTCTGCCGCCCGTTGTGCATCGTGATCTCGCTTTTCCTGCATTTTCTTGTCATATCGCTCGCGGCTATGCCGCCGCGATGCTAGATAGTGTTCCATGCACAGCGTATGCCCATCATAGACGGGTTTTCCGCATATAATACAGCGCCCTGCTTTTTTTAATTCTGCTATTCGTTTTTTTACACGCGAGCGTTGTTGTTCTTTGGCATCTTGCGACTTGTACCGCAAGCGCGCCTTTTCACGCGCTTTATCCTTGCACTCTGCACAAAGCACCTTCCCGGGCAGCGCGGGCCGTTTGCGGCATCGTACACAAATGCCATGTGCCACATACCACTCATAATCTTCATTGTGTGAACCTTTGCGGGGCGCGTGGCGTGCGACAAAGTTAGACTCCTCTGGAGTTTCATCGCTGTCCAAGATGCAATCAGGCAGCGGACATGAAAAACAAGAGTGCGGCGGGTTGCACTTAAAATTCTGTTCCGTCATCCTCGACTACCTCCGACGAGATTTCCCTGATTTCACGTGGATTAAAGCTGTCAACGACTTTACACTCAGCCTCATTAGCCGCGTCGTGTTTATCTGCCGCCCGCACATCAATGACGCGGCGGATCGTGACATCTACGCAAACACGATAACGCCTCATTTTGAACGCCTGCCTTTCCTTTTTACGCGTTTTGCGCGTTCAGTCGCCAGCTCTTTCTTCCTGCAGGCGTTACATGTTTTATGATCTCCATCTGCTGCCGTGAGCGGCTTTCCGCACTTGGAGCAGCATCCCGCCGCAGCACGCAGCATGGATGTTGTTTTCTTTCTGTTACGAGCTTTTATCTTTTGCAAATCGACGAAATCCGTAGCGTGCCCTATTACCATGTATGCACTCTCGCCAACCGTAGGCGGCCCGGCGTTGATGCAATCGGCGAATGGGCAATTAAAGCATGTTTCCGGCGGCTCACAACCTTCGGGGCGACTCATGGTGTCACCCCCATTGTTACCGCTGCAACCGCGACGAGCGCCGCAAGCAACAAGGCTTTGCCAACCTGACGCCATGCCCATGCCGTGAGAAGCGGCAGGCCGTAACGTTTAATCTTCTTCATGTGATTCATCTCCCATCTTTACAACCTTAAAACTTCTTGTGCGATATACATTGAGCGGCGTTACGATATGCTCGCCGTTGACGACGAAGGCCGTGCTAGCTACATGCGTAAACTCGCAGTCGTGGTTATAGTTGAACATCTTAAAAAAATGTTCGGGCAAGACCTTATTCTCTGCGCCATCAATCGCAAACACGTGACCGACGACCTCGCCGAGACTGCCGGTATATGCATGCAACGTGTACTTTGCGGAGTCTCGCGGCGCGTCCAAGTATGTGTGGTAGAGCTCCACCGCGTTTATCGGCGTGTTGTAGTCGTACGGGCGGATGCCGTACAATCCCCACGTGTACACCTTTCCGGTATCTACGTGGTACAACGTTTCGAGATTCTCGATAAACAAGTCGACATCCTTGTCCTTGCTGGAAAGCATGAAATGCTGTGTGTAAAGCAGCATATCTTTGCCGTCCTTCTTGATCCCGAAAATGGGCTCATCTTTCAGCGCTTTTACAAGCTGTTTTATGTTTACTTTGTTCATCCTGTATCCTCTTTTCTCTGCGTTCTGCCGCCCGGCGTTCAAACCGCGCCTTATTTCGCTGCGCCCTCTTGAGCGCTGATAAGCTACGCATATCAACCGAACGCCGCGACGACAAACAGGTGGGCGACAAAAACGATCCAGACAAGCGCCCCGACGAAGTACGCCACCGCTTCAACAACTCCCGCAATCCGCTGTCGGATGCGCCGTTCCTGCCGCCCGCGGGCGATTGCCCGCCGCTCCCAGATATTCATGCTCTTTTTCCTCCTTCATAAGTATCAATCATTGCGAACCTGCCCGAACTCCGGGTTATTGAAAATTTGAATATCTTTCATGCTTCCTCTCCTCTCTTAGTAGCAGCGGACGATGGCGACTGCGTAGCCGCCCGCTACCTCGATCACGGAAACCTCTAGATACATCTGTTGCTCGGCTAAATAATGATTAACCGACTGCGCCGCTTTCTCTGCGGCTTCTTTCGTTTTGAACACCTGTGCCATGACCTTTCCTCCTTCACAAGTTAGCAAGCAGCCAACCCCAAAAGCCCCAGCAGGCATAAAGTGCAACAAAATCAAGCACGATGGATGGCAGGATATCTTCGAACCACATAATAATTTACCTCCTTAACTATGCAAAAGAATGCGTTCTGGATCGACATGATACAGTTTGCACATTTTGTAAAAGCTATTGACATCAATAATTCCTTTTTCTCTCTCCCATGAACACAGCGTACCCGGCGCTTTCCCGATTGCTTTTGCAACTTCTGCTTGAGTCAATCCGGCGTTGACGCGTGCCGCTTTGAGCGTAATCTGAAACATCATTTCACCTCCTTTAGGTATGCCCGATACCTCTTTTTGAGGGCGGGCACGTCCCTTATGTGAACTCCACCTTTAGCCTGTCATCATCAGCGCCGGGCGGCTGTTCCCGGCGGACGTGGGCGATACTTTAACGCCCACGTTTCGACTTGTCTGCAAAGGTTCGCGGCCCTTGGTTGGGGCTTGAAATGCGAAGCTTGAGGACGTTGCCGTCCGTTCGCTTGTTTCATCTACCGCAGTAGATTCTTTATGTCCGGCGCTTCATCACGTCGGTTTATTTCTTTGTCTGTCATTATCCTATCAGATTTAGATTTCAAAGTCAAGAGTTTTTTTCTGATTTAGATAATTTTTTTTCGTTATCAATAAAATTATTCTGCCTTAGTAAACTTCCGCGACCTCGCAAATGTCTGCGGTACCATCTTCGACAGCGTCGAGATTCTTGAGCACCTGCGTGCTGTCGTTCAGCACGTAGGCGAACCTCTCTTTCCCCGCGTCATCATTGTCGATGACGCTAATCTCAGTGCCGTCATTATCGATCGTGTAGAGATCGTAGTGGCGGCCCCCGATTTCGCGGCTATCGACAGCCGCGAGATCCTCGATTGCTTCCATGATTTCTTCTTTCGTCATTTTGAATTCCTCCAATTCTTGTAACTCTTCTCTTTTCTCTTTCTGATTATATTATACCGCAAGCAGTATATAAAATCAAGCACTTTTGAAAAAATTTTATAAAATAGTGTAAAAAAAATAGTGGGGAGCATCTCCCCACTACTGCAATCAGAAAAAACAAATACTTCTTAACTCTTACTGCTGCACTTCTACTCCCGGATTCGCGTCCGCCTGTTCCTTCATCCCCGGGATGAACTGGACAGCGAACGGGATAGCGACCTGCGCCATGTTGTTGAACATCGCGTCCCTGTACCCGTTCCAGGACTCAGTGGGATTTGCCGCTTTTGCCATGCCATAACTTGCGACACCTGCAATCGCCATTTGTGCCAGCGTCCCCCAAAGCGACGCTTTTTTACCGTTGATATTTACCGTCAACATGTTAACAACTCCTCTCAAAATTACATTTACTACATATATAAAGGCAACAAGATATTTCATCACGTCGCCTCCCGGCCTGTTGTGAAACACTCAAATGTATACCATAGCGCCATCACCGCCCGCGTACATCGCGTATGCTTGCCGTCGTATCTGACGACGATAGTCCGCCCGTCTCTGTACGCCCGCAAGCACTCGCCCGCATCCGGTGATTGCCCCTGCCATTCGTGAAAATCGTCTGTGAGCCATGCACTGAACCCTGCAAGCCGTTCCAGTTTTACAAGATCAATCCACTCATCACGGCGGGCTGATTGTTCCATCTTTTTTAACGCCTTACGATTAAACTTATTTTTCAAGCCATCGCCTCCGGCACACACGATAAACAAAATGCGTTTATTGTGTGTTTTAACTAGCAGAGATTGTTCCATTCTTTTTTCTGTCCTGCTCGCGGTAGAACTGAGCCTTGCCGCGAAGGACGTTTCCGCCCGTCCCCGGGTCAGCGTAGTCCGTCAAGTAGACTGGACTCTCATCTGTGCTGAGAAACTGCAAGTCCCACCGTTCGCAAGTCGACTGCGGGCCGTATGGTGCATGCGTATCCATCCAGTCGATGTTATCAGCAGCCTCGCCGTGCGTCATGATGTACTCCGGCGAGATCGTGAGCCAGAGCCCGTCTGCAACGGCACAAATAGCCTGCGCCATGCTCTCAATCTGCTGCGGTGTAGGCGGCTCGTCGCCGAGGTCGTTTGTTGTCGCGCCTGCGCAGCAGCAAAGCGAGATTCCTACCGCGCCGCTATTGCGCATATACGTATGAGACAGTACGTCCGCGAGGTTGTCTGTCGAAACGTAAATTTTCCCGTCCGCCGTAATGTTTACGTGATAGTCGTCAAATTTCTGAAAATAGTGCCCCGCCGACCAGTGCAGATAGATTTTCGGCGAGCGCCCGCAGCGGGCGGCGATGTCCCACACATCATCAAGCGCCGCGGCTGCCATACTTCTCAACTCATCTACTGTGACTTCTCTCATAGTATAAGACCTCCTTAACTTCCTTCTCGATCGAAAGCTGCTCTAGTGCAGCTTTGAGTTTCCCGGGCACGGGCAGGCCCATCTTTGCCGCGTTCTCAACGATAGAAAGACCTTCATTGCCGATGAAGAACCAGATTACCGCGGTACAAATAACAGCCTGCCCCGTTGCCGCATCCATAAAGTGTGCCAAGCATACAAGCAGCAGAACCATGATTTTTTTGCAAATCCCGCGAAAGCCTCGCTGACTGTTGAGCGCGAGGTTAGGATTTGCGTAAGCCGCAAGCACGCCGCTCACATAGTCAATCAGCATAGCGACGATAAGCGCTTCTAGCGCCGCGCTCCGGGCGCCGAAAAGGTAACTGCTCAATACTCCCATCACTCCCGTAATTGTCCCCCATGCGCGTTCCGTCTGAACGGGCATGAAGCTCTTGACAAGTTCAACCATATACATTCTCCCTTTCTTTTTACTACTTATATTATGACACGTCCCTCAATATTTCTTTTCAGCCCCAGTCGACCAATGCACCGTTTTGCATATTGCGCTTTTGCATCACGGAAATGCGAGACGTCAGTGGTGCAGCGTGCGATTGTAAGTAATGATAATTACCGCTGTCGCGCCGCGAGTACACGTAGGCTTGTCTACGATTATTTGATGCATCAATATACGCTTTTAAGAAAAACACGTTTCCACGCCACACTTCCACGTCGAGGAATCCGATACAATCAAGCGCATATCCTGACATGTCATCGTATGCATTCCCCGCCGCATCATACATCATAACAACCTCAAACAGGGCTTGTTTATCTGGATGGATTGCAAGCTGTGCCGTGTTTCCTTTTCCAAGCGGGAGATTCATCACCATGCCGCCATTATTCTCAAGGACTAAATTTATGTTTTTATCAACGTGGCGATAGATGCGACGATACTCATAATCTTTACGTTCACGAATAACTTTTCTATCGTATTCTGCTTCCAGACCGTTAAGATATATTTCAACTTCCTCATCCGAGCAGCCATCTTCCACCTTCATAAATTCACCGGCTGCAAGATTCGGTGCGTCCGCGCCTTTTTCTACCCATTCACCGTGAACCGGTATATCTATATTGTTTTCGACTTCTTTCCCCGTCATATCACCTTTCAGATTTGATATTTCGCGTTTCAGCATGGTGACATTGTTGTTACTGTCTATCAAAAAATCAATGGTTTCTTGATAAGAAAAAAATGTATCTCCTTGAAAATCCATCCGCTCAAAGATGACCGATGTACCATTGACAAGCTTGCTATACCATGCTTTCATCCCGAACCCCACGTCAACCAACTTTGTAACAATATCAAGACGTTTTTCTCTCACCGTTGTATAGCTATCATCATACCGCCATGATAAATACGCCGTAGCCTGCAGCTTTGATTTTACACGTATCATCCAGTACCCATCATTATTGATACGACCGTCAACGATCTCAGTCTTTATCCGCGTGATACTGGGCTGCTTTAGCTTGTAGTCTTTTGCGAGCATGCCTGTAAACTCTTTGCCGTATGTGTTTAAGATCCGCTCGTTTAAGTCAACCACACCATCGTTACCGTGGATCTTTATGACGGCTTTATCGTCCGTCACAATAGACGCGGCCTGACTGCCAGTTTCTATTTCGCTAAACGTAAATTCTTTTACTTCGTGATATGCTTCATGTTCTTCATCAAGGATGACTTTTGTTTCACTGCCCGACACGTCAACTTTATCATTACGTTGTATCTGCGTGTACTCTTTGCAATACCTCGTCATGAGCGCATAATTACCAACATCTTTATAGTCGTAACTGTGTAGCGTATAGCTGCTTGTCTCGCAATACTCATCTACTGTACCGTTTTCGATGGCATTGACAAGCCGCGCTGGCGGCGGATCCTGTTCTGCCGTGTCCGCTACGCAAAAGTCTAGCAGGTTATCATGCGTAGTTGTGAGGTAAAAACTAGAGGTGCACGCAAACGCGCCCGTGTTTCCCTCGCGCGGGAAAAACGTATACGGATAAACTTCATTAAGAGACGGTAAATCGATGTAGTATTCTACTGTTTGATTTTTTTCGCCGATGGAGTTTGTCATAAGCGGCAAGACATATTTATCAGTAAATACTGCAGGTGACATTGTACCGCGCTGCATGAGATTACCATAGACTACCTCTCCGTCCGCCCAGACGAAGTCGCCGGGGAACACGGCATTATTACCGATAATACGTTGCAATTTCCCGTCACTCGTCAAAACGTCACGGCCCTCGACTTTTACGACTTTTTTCTGTTGCAGCATATCATTCGCCTCCGATAATGACGGCTTCTCCCCCGCCACTACTCAACATGACGTAAACGGGCATATTTTCATTTACGATCATATCTGTTGCGATTCTGTACGGGTAAAATCTACCGTTTACTTTAACCATGCCATTTTTAATAATCCCTCTCATAGCTTGATTATTGTTCACACGGCGGGCGGCTTCATTTTTTGCGATGCCCTCCATCGTGCTTTGTATCGTGCGGGTCAAATCATAAAACGCGCTCATAACATCACCTCCTGTTTAGAACCACCTAGTAATGGTAATACTCTGTTTGATTTCTCGCGCCGTGCGAGTAACGGTGTTGTGTTCCAAGCTGTACTCGTTGCCATTGTACTTAATGCGCTCGCCGAAATTGATAACATGCGTAAGCGCCGGTATTCCGTCTCTCACGGGCTCAATGATATTCATTTCTACCGTTTCTTGTGTGCATCTATCGTGATTGTTAATTTCTGCCGAAAGCTCTGACAACTGCACGCCTTCACTTGGTTTTGCGTTAACTGGCAGTGATGCTAATGAGATGTCAGCTTCGTCTTTGACCTCGTTGCCGTCATCATCTAGCCATTTTGTTGCACCGCCTGTCATGACGATGTTTTGCTGATTTACGGCGTATTCTGACGCTGTAGACGTGCCGACAGGTCCATTAGATACTACCATGTCGCCATCACGCATTGTTGTTGATGTAGTGCTATTCTTTCCGCTCTCAGAATAGTTGACGGTTTCCGTTGTGGTGGATTTTCCCGTTTTGCTATCTGTTTCTGTCGTCCTCGTGCGCGTCTCGGTAATCATAAAACCGCTACCGATGGTGGGCGTATAATAATACAATCTCGTGTGAGTTTCGGATGGATTTACGCCATCTTTTCGCGGCGTAGTATGACTGCTTTGAGCTATAAGCTTGCCGTTCATATCATATTCCCACCGCGTCAGCACGCTCGCGCTTTCCGTGCTGCGTTCTGACAAGATCGGTTGACCGTTTGCATAGTCCGTATAGCCTCCGTCAGGATAGGCAACTCGTCCGGTAAACCCTGCGGTGTGTACACTTCTCACTGATTTAGTCTTTTTGTTATTCGGTGAGAATCGTGAACGATATACCTTTTGGACTATTGTCGGCTCATCATGGTGGAGATTTGTAATATCGTAGACGGTCGGCTCTTGCCCGCGCTGCACAAAATGCATCGTCCCGTCTTTGATATAGGCGTTGACTTGCCGCCATGGCAGATCCGAAAGCCATCCAAAAGCGCCGCTCATTACCGAAGAGTATGTTACTGACGTATCAGTGTAATTGGTCGTTAAATAGATATTTTCCAGGTGGGTTTCACAAGCATACCCCAGGTGACCTGCAAGCGCATTTGCCAAGTCATTAAAGTTGTCACCTGTGCTGCCGTCATCAGCGTGAAATTTTAACGGCACGTAAAGCAAGCGATCAATATAGCTCATACTCGTAATTTTCTGCCGCGCGCCCGTGGTAGTAACTTGCTCCACGCGCGACTCATACGGGTAGTCAAGAAATGTGCCGCGTATAACTCTTCTCGGCGTAAAGTCTGTGCCGAAAGTCTCAATGTTAAGCGTGTCAGAAAGCGTCCCCGTCGCAAGCTCAAGCGTCATAGAGATAACGCCTTTAGTCGCTGCCTTCGGCGGATTTGCAGGGAATGGCGTAAATTCTCCCTGCGCCGGCGGCTGATTTGCGGGAATCAATAACTTATCCATGTCAAACACTAAATAGCGCATGGAATCCCCATTGACGGTTTCGGTGCGCTCAACCGCGCGCAAAGTATCTGTATCAAGCTTAACCGCCGCGACAATGAATTTCCGCGCCGTATCGGCTGAAAGCGAGAAGGGCGCTTGCATAGCACGCATAGCGTCGAAGCTCGCTGCAACGGTCTTTTCTACCGCGCGAGAAATATCAGCCTTGACGGTCGTTGTAGCCTCAACCGTGCGGCTTGTATCAACTCCGATATTAAAAGACATGCCGAATTGCCGCCGCGTATCAACGCTGATAGCGAACGGCAAGACGGTCTTGCGAGCAGCATCCACGTTGACGGTCGTTGTCGTCTGTATCGTTCGCTCCGTATCGGATCCCACGATTTCTGCGCGATACACTGTGCGGTCGGCGTCGGCTGAGATATCAAAGGCTTCTAGGTGCGCCGCAACCATGCGGCTTGTATCAGCATTAACAATCGTTGTAGTCTGCACCGCGCGGCTCGTATCGGCTGAAAGTAAAAAGTCTATGTCCTCTGTCACGACTGTACACGCGTAGGTATTACCGTATAGCGCCGCGTCATTACCGCTGCCGCTGTTGTCTGTAAGTGTCTTTAGTAATGCTTCTTTTTTAGTTGGAGCATATTCTGCGACTAGTGAGCCGTTCTTTGTGAGGTTGAACGAGTAGAGAGCGAGCTGTCCAAAAATACTTTCAGCCGGCATTGAACAACCGATATAAACCGCATCTGCACTTAACGTCGTCGCAGGATATACGGTTGTAGCTAATACCCCATCACAATAGACCTCTATTTTACCCGTTGTGGAGATTGCTTTTACTGTGTGCTTTTTACCGTCATTGACTTTTATGCCTGTATTTATGCCATAGTCTCCATTATCCAGCGTTGCCGTACCGCCAACAGGAGTGGAACTATTGCCGAGTCCATTAAACACATAGAGATTGCCGCCGTTTGTATCAACGTGAAAATCTCTTGACAAATTGTTGGCTGTATCATATCCGAAAATACACCGTTGATTGTATATGTATGAGCCTGTACGGTTTTCCGTTGTGGTAAAGGTGATTTCTGTCGACCAATCCGAAACGTCCGTGAGCGATACGGGAATCTTGGCGTAATTCGTTGAGCCGTCGAAAGTGAGGGAAACGGACTGAGAAAACTTACTGATATACTTGTCAAGCTCTGTTTTTTCCGTGGTTATGATAAGGTCGCTAATGGCATTGTCGCGTTGTGCATAATTCGCGCCGCCGCCAGTGGGACACATCTTGATAGCTGTATAGCTTTTACCTGCAATTCCTGCACTTTCGCGCGTGTAGACCTTTTGAAAATTGTGCCAATACTCAATTTTATCATTTACGGTGTCAACGTGAACGATAATATGCGATAGACCTTTTTGATACGGAGGTTTGTAGCCATTACTATCTGGCATACAACACAAATAATTGTCTGAACCGTTAATGAAAGCTGTATCGTTTCCCGTTACCTTAAGCCAATTCCATGCATTGTCGTAAGGCCCGGGCTTATTTCTTGCATAATAAACGGTAAAGCCAATGTAGAAATCTGTTAAATTGTCGATATTCTTAATTACGTTCGGCGTACCACAGTTAAATGCTACGCCTGTTTGAGAATGAATATTATCGGTATAATTTACATAGCTTTCGTGACTGTCGAAATCTAAGCCTGAACCTTTTGTATACCAAGTATATGACATTATCTCACCTCCCCGCCGAGCATTACTTTATCACGCCTTGCCGATTTTTCCCGTCGCCTGAATCTTAACCGTCGTGTCATTTGCAGGATCCTCGTCTGCGCTGGATGCCGCCTTTACCCAAAAGACTACGTTCGCAGCCTCGACGCCTGAGATTGTCGCGCTTGTGCCGAACTTACTGTCAGCAGGCGCGGTGTCGGCGGTAGCGTTGCTATCATAAGCTACCGACCATTTAACCGCGTTGGTGCCCGCCGGCGCAATCGTAACATCGCCTACGACTTTATAGCCGGCCTCGCACCTGATTGCGCATTTGACCGTCGCGCTCTCGCTTTCGCTCGCGTCAAGCGTCACTGTGATAGGGGACGTGTTCGCGCCGTCCGTGCTGACCTGCGTTCCGTCCGTGCCGCCGCTCGTGGGATTGCCCGCATAAATGTTGATGTACTTGTTAGCCATGATTTATAACCTCCATAACTCTAAGTCTGCCTTAATATGGTCTGGAAACCTGCTCATACGCTGCCAACTCTTGACAACGACGCGGGCCGCGAAGATTTCACCGCCCTCATCCTGCACATTGACAATGGTTCTACTTGTCCAGTAGGACTTGATTTTCTGCCAATCCGCTTTGCTAAACGATAGTGTCCAAGTAGTCTTATCGCCAACCTCTACGCGCCCGTAATCCTGCACGACAACACCGCCGATTACCTCCAATGTCTGCTGTCTATCGTCTGGCGTGATGCGCTCGCCCTCCGGCGCGCCCATCGACTGAGCTTCACCGATCTTTACGCTCATAATACCAACCTCCTAGCGTTTTCTTTTTAATAAGTGTTGCTGATACCATTTTGAATCTGCCGCCGAGCTTCCTGCATAGACTCATCAACCTTTTTCGCGACACGTTCGGAAAGCTCATCCACGGCATTGTCCGGCGTGATGCTCCCCTGCAGGTTTGCCGTGATATTAACATTGATAGGCGCGGCTTGTTGTACGGATTGCGCTTGCTGCTGTGGCACACCGCCCCATTGAGCATCATTCATCAAGCCGCCGAGCTGCGCAAGTTTGAGTGCGTCCGCCTCTGTCCACGCGTGATATGCCGTAGAGTTGAAACCTGTATCATAGTTGTCATACGCCGCGTTACCGCCGCGCATTGTATTGATACGCCCGCCGCCGAAAAGCTGCTCTTGCTGTTCTTGCGGGAGGACTTGCGATGTACTCGTTCCGTGCATGACCTCGACCATCGCAGCTTTAACGCCTTGATAAGTACCATCCGAGATGATGGGGACAAGTTCGCTTTGAGCGGCCTTCATCGCAGCTTCAAAAGCGCCAATTTCGCCCGGCGTGGTGAATGCGCCGTCAGGTATGCCCTTGTCTTTACGCATCTGCTGCGCAATGGCGTCAATGCCAGTCTGACCGCTTGCCATGCCGCCCGCTTTTTTCCAGACGTCATAGTATTTTTTTTCAGACGTAAACATAGCTTGAGCAGCTTCCTGCACGGTCTGCTTTTTCTTTTCCTCCGCCCACTGCGTAGCCTTTACCTCATCGAGTCCCTTTTTAATCCACGCTTGTTTCTCGCGCTCGATTTCGTCGAGCCGGTTTTGAAAAGAGGTTTTCCAGATGGAATCAATCTGCGCTGCAACTTCCCTATCCCAATCGGCGTTGATTTGAGTTTTACGCTGCGCCGCCCACGCCTGCGCGTCACTTGCACTCGCTCCCGCCTTGATGTAGCTTTTTGCCTGCAGATCGATAGAATCCAACTGATTTTGGAGGTCTGTCTTAAACGCCTGTGCAATCGGTGCGGTCACGTTGCGGAATTTATCCTCCGCGATCCGCGCCGATTGTGCGCCTACAAATTGACTGACAAGGTCATCTGATACGCCGTTAGCTTTCGCCTTTTCCGCTTCGACGTACATCGCATGGGTAGCGTTTTCAATGTCGTTATGCGTGAGCGCGTAAATCTTTTCGGACAACTGTCCTGCTGCCGTTTCGCGCTGTTTCATAGCTTCTGACGCCGTCTGCTGTGCCGTGGCGTTGTCATTCGCAGCAGCTGCGTTGTCCTTGTTTGCTTTCGTATTCTTCTCAAGCGCAAAGGTCGTGCTGACCGTCGTGCCTGTCACATCTTCAAATGCTTTCGTCCATCCTGATTTACCGAGAATAGTCTGCAAGCCGTTGTTTATGAGCCGCTTTTCTGCGCCCTGTTCTGCGAGCTTCGAAGCATAGTTACTCTTTATGCGATTGCCCGCAACAAGAGGATCTACTGTATTCATTAAGCCCCAATACATCTGATCTGCGCCGCGTTCGCCTAGGCTCCCTCCCGCATACGCGCCTGCGATCGCGCCCGTTACGCCGAGACGACTGCCAAGAAACCCTCCTACCGCTGCGCCGCCCCATTTTGCCAATCCGCGAGTAGCCCAAAGCGGCGTGTTGTCTTTTTCCAGCTCATCGTTGATTGCTCCATAGCTACCAACGTCCTTGCCGCGTAAAGTATTGAGCGCCGAACCTGTTGTCTTGATAACGCCTAACAAATCCTTAAAGCCGCCCGCCCATCCTGAGATAGAATCTTTGATTCCGTCTTTGTTGTCGCGAATCATGCTCACGAAATCACTCATAGCTGACGTGATCTCTGGCATAAGCTCTTTCGAAAGCGGCATGAGTGACGCGCCGACCGCCATCTTTATCTGACCGAGTTCGGCTTGCATTTTCATCCACTCAAGATTGAGTTCGTGCGCTTCCCGCGGGTCGAGCATACCTGTTGTTTTAACGCTGTTTGCGGCTTGTACCGCGTCCCCGTACTGCGCCAAAACAGGTATGAGCGCCGCGCCCCTTGCGCCTAGTACCTCCGCCGTGAAGGCTTCTGCTGCGCCCGCGTCTGCTGCTTTTTTGTAGCCCTCCGCGAGTGCGGCAAGCTGCTGATTAATCGGCAAAAGACTGCCGCTAGAATCTTTGAGAGAAATTCCGAACTTCATGAGCGCGAGAGATGTTGCGTTGCCATTCTCGCCAGCGCTCAAAAGCTGTTTGTCGATCCTTGCAAAGTACGGCACGATGCTATTTACATCGCTCCCGCAGAGCTTAAAAACACGGCTGAGTTGGGACGCTTCGGCGGTGCTCAGGTGGAGTCGTGACTGCAATTTATACAGGCTTTCGCCTGCTTTCATGGCGCTGTCTGTGAGGTTAAACAGACCGCCGCCGACCGCGATGACGCCGAGCGCCGCCGTCATCTTGCCGGAAAGCGTACCGAAAGTTCCCGTGAGTTTATTAACTCCCGCATGTGCGCTTTCCGCGCCACTCTTGATGCGTTCAAATACACCCCCCGCAGCATTACCCGCCGTCGTACTCGCGGTCTTGAGTGCTGTTAATTCCGCATTGAGCTTCGAAACAACTTTTTCCTGCTGCAGATAGCGCGTTTCCGCACCGCGTCCAAGGGAGCTATTCGCCCCTTTTTCGCGATATGCATCATCGCGCGCCTGACCGAGCAGCTTGAGCTTCGCGGTCTGCAACTCAATCTCACGCGTCACGGCGTCCATCTTGATTTTCTGTTTCGCGAGCTCGTCGTTTCCCGCCTTAATTTCCGCGATGTCAGCTTTCAGCTTGACCTGCTTGTTTTCGGAGTTGATACGGCTGATCGCCTGATTGATTGTCGCGTCAGCCTCACTCATGCCCTGAAATAAATCGTCCATGTTTAAGCCGATAGTCAGGTTAAAATCAGCTTTATTGTTCCCGCCTGCTGTTGCCATTATCTCACCACCTCACAATGGTAATACGTTTTCGATGTACGCTTTGCGCGGCTGATTCTTCTTCGCCGCTACTACTAGTTCGTCAATGAGAGTTTCTAAGTCACTCTCATCGACTTCTTTGACCGTCCAACCATACGACTCATGGTAGCGTGTGTACCATGTCAAAACCTGCTCGTACGGCGATAGCGTTACTCCTGCTTCGCCGCTTCGGCGTTTTTTGGTACATCCTCCAGTTTTGAAAAGATGCTGCCAATGACGTATTTGACGGCGGCTTTGTATGCCGGGATGACGTCTGCAAGGTCGATGCAATCAACGCTGTCAGCATCAAGGCCGTACACAAGCGTAAGGACTTTTACACGCGCGTTAATGATGTCATTGATGCTTGCGTCCGTTTCGTCCTTATCTTCGAGCTTCGTCATTTCACGCCACATCTTCATGGTAGGACACATAATCTCATATTCGTTGCCGTCAATTTTCAATACAGGTGCTTTCATTTTTCATTTTCCTTCCTATTAAATATAGGGGACAAATCTATATGGATTTGTCCCCATGAACTGTTAGTATCTTGTGGATATATTACGCACCCGGCGCCGGTGCCGCCGTGAGCGTATACCAATTCGTGCCAGTGTCCGCCGCGTAGCCAGTGGCATCCTCGTCAGCCTGTTCGAGGCCGACACCGTCGGAGGTTCGATAGATTGCCGTTGCCGTCATGGTCGGCGTATTGAAAGAGGGATTCTCTTCTTTTGTTTTGCTCGTCTCATCCGGCTCCGCGAACTGGACTTTCGTGAAACGTACAAAGCGGCTCTTGCCGTTCTGTTTCGTGCTTTCAAACATAAACGCGAAATAGGGCGCGGCATCCGTACTGGAAACAGTAATTTTACCGTTTTCAAACTTGTGACCAAGCAGCAGCGCCTTGTATTCGAGCGGGATATTACCCATCTCGACGGTCAAGTCATAGCTGCTCGTTGCCGTCGCGACGGCAACCGCCTGATTGTCGGCGTAGAGTTTTTCCTGATTGTTTTTCGGTTTAATCTGAACCTGTCTGAGCCAAGGGATTGATACCGAGGTGTCATAGGTGGCCGTCTTGCCATTTTCGTCCGTCAAAAGTTTTGCAACGTGGCAATTTTTGACACCGACAAAAGGCGAGTTGGTAAGGCCGCTAGGAATTGTTGTATCTGCCATTGTGTTATTCCTCCATTTCTGTTGTTATCACATAGTCAACAACTAGGATTTTTAGATCCTCGTCATTGAGTTCGTTTGTCAGCTTGCGCCGATAGCCGCGCTTTTTCATCGCGACTTGCACCGCCTGATAGATTGCCTGATACGCACCGTCTTTGGTGACGATATGGATCCTTACTGTCACCGCATGCGCAAACTCGTCGTTATCGCAAGACAGCGCAGGAACATCACTTGCAAGGCCGTATATGATGACTGGGTAGGATCCGGCGTCCTCACTCCATCCGTGATAGATAGAGTCTTTACCGCTTGCAAGCAGGGCCGTGATAGATTGAGCTTGTAAGGCTTTGTACGTGTCTTGCAAAACGTCCATCTAATCATCTCCCTTTGTTGATTGCGTTGTGAATCGCGGCTGCTATCTTGTCATGCACGGCTTTGCGGTTTGCGTCCATCGCTGGATAGAGAAAAGGTCGGTCAATGCGTGGTGAAAATTCAACGTACTGTCCATAAGCCGTTCCTTTCTCATCTCGCGCATTTGCTGAGATTTCATATACCGCGCCGCCGCTCTTGCTTTTTGCCTTAATGGAGTCTTTGAGCGCGCCGACGTCTAGCCCGCGTTTTTGTATCGCTTTTGAGCTCGCCGCTACAGGGCAGCGGCTTTTTGCGTCGTTTACGATGATTTCTGCTCCCTCTGCAAGTGCGGCTTTTGCAGCTTTTTCAACTTCCAAGCCGTATTCTCTGATACGCCGCACTGCTTCATTGTTGACCGTCACACGGCCGCGCGTAAAGTTCCCGCGATGTTTAGAGTTTAGATTCATCTTCAAGCAACTCCTTACATTCAAGCACCGTCCACACATGGCGGCTTTCAGCGTCATACGGCGGCGCTGTCATGATGAGTGTTTTCCCACGCCATGCAACCGTATCAGTCGGCTTGATGTCTGTCCTGTATCGCACGACTATCCGATAGTTGACCTGATTGACGGTCTCGGAATAGCCGTCGCGAATGAGCGAGCCGCTGGGAAGTACCTTCGCCCAACACGACGCAACGACGGCGGGCGCGCCGCGTATGACGTTGCCGTAGGCGTCGCGGGTCTTAACTTCCCGCATGATGTCGATACGTTCCCGCAAATCATCGATTGATGTTTGCATGAGCGTTCCTGCCGTAATCATCGCGTCATTCTCCTTCCGGATAGTTTTGCAGCTGTGTTATCATTGACCTCACGATATAGGGCAACGACTGACGATTGTCGCTTCTCGCGTCGCGGTTTGTGTACATCTCTGCAATGAGCGTGCACATTATCTGGTCGGCGAGTGCAGCAAACTTGTCATCGTTGCTATATCGTGTCTCAAAGCTATCAACAGCTCCATCCATGTGGGCACGGGCGGCGGCGATACATTGAGTAATCAGACTATCATCATAGTCGGCGTCTACCCGGAGATAGGCCTTTGCTGAATCAAGAGTGATTGCCATTTTTTATGCGCCGCCTTTCATTATGCCGTCGTCGAAATGGAAAGAGAAACAACCGCATCCGCGTCGTCCTTGACAACATCAAACCGCTCAACCGCGCGGACGTAAGTCGCGTACTTTGTGAAGCCAGCTTCCTGCGAGACGGCAACTTCAACGCCCTTGCGCTCGAAGAATGCGAGAATATCGGCAAAGCTGCCAACGTAGAACGGGATTGCGCTCTTTGCCGTAAGCAGTGCATTGCTGACTACGACAATCTCGCGGCCGCGGAACATGAACTTCGTCGGGTCTGCGAGAGACTGCGTGAGCAGCGGGCGGCCCTGCGAGTCCGTCAGCTCATCAAGGTACTCAATGCCATCCTGATTTGTGAGGATCTTTGCGCCCGCGCTAATCGCCGGGTCAAGCGTCACATTGAGCGCCTTCGTGATGCCCTTCCAGTCCTTAATCGTCGTTGCCGTCAGGCCAGAAAGAATGCCGATGATCTTCTCATTTTCCGTGTTTACGGACTTGCGGGCGAAACGCTGACCAATGAGCGCCATGAGGTCGATGTCTGCATCCTGCAGCAGCTGATTGGACACCGGGATGATGTCACCGTAGTCCGCGATGTTGTATGCAATCTGCCCAAAATCGAGATCTTCCTGCTGAATCTCAGTCAGCTCATCAAACTGCACGAGCTTGCCCGTTTCCTTGCCGATGGTCGGCATTTTGCCGGACATGCTGTTTGCCGTCTGAACGTTACAAAGGCTTTTCAGTTCGTAATACTGGCGGCGGTACTCGCGGAGCATTGCCAGCTGCTCCTCCGGGACGAGATAGCCGCCCTTGCCCGGCGTTGCGACAACCTGTCCCGGCGTGCCGACCACGTCGAAAACGCCATGCTGCTTGAGGGCCTGCGTCTCGCCATCCGTAAGCTGTGCGCCGCCCTTGACGATGTTGCCGAAAACGAGCTTGTTAAATGCTCGGTTCACGAGCTTCTTTTCGTCAACGGCGCTCGCGCTCTGCTTCATAGCCGGGATCATACCGCCGCTCTGGAAGTTCTTGAGGTCTGCATCCTCGACTGCCTTTGCGGTCTTGTAATCGCGCACGGCATCGTTCAGTTCCTTCGCGACCTTTGCCGCGTCGCCATACTGCTCCTGAGCCTGCAGGTTCTGTACCTTGGATTTGAGGTTTTCGATTGTCTTTTTGAGTTCGTCTGTCTGCTTCATACTAGTGCCTCCTCTGCATTGATAAGCGCCATGTCAATTTTCAAGCGCTCGCACTTGTTTTCTTTATCACCAACACGGCTTTTCGCCATGTCGTTAGCGTTCTTCAAGGTGATGTTTTTCGGTGTACCGTCGAATGGTGTTTTACCATTCACACAAGCGACAACGTCAAGCGGCTGCACAACCTCTACGTTAAAGTAGTTTGCGGCCTCATCGCCCGTAAGCCACGTTCCCGCATTGACCATGTCTGTGATGTCCTGCGCCGTGACATTATCGCGGGCTGCTGCCTGATACACACTCTCAATGCCACCTTGAATAGTGTCGAGCATATCGGCGGCTTTAAGCATGTCATCCGATGTTCCCTGCACCGCCGCAGATGGCTTGTGTATCATAAGGTACGCGTTCGCCGGAATCTTTTTTTCGCTGCAGGCGAAAAAGATTTCCGTTGCGATGGAACAACACCAACCGTCAACGACCGCCGTTGTCTTGCCATCGTGCCGCTTGAGAAAGCTAGCCATCGCAACGCCTGCGAATACGTTGCCGCCCGGTGAGTTGATGTAAACCGTGAGGTCTTTTCCTTTCAACCCGTCGAGCTGCCTTTTCAAGTCAGCAGGCCATGCGTAATCATTGCCATCGTCAAACATCTGTGTGTATTCCGCATTTTCGTTGTCAATGATTTCGCCGTTGATGTAGATTTCAGCGGCATTACTTTCTGCCTTGTTTTTGATTTTCAGCATTATTTATCACCTCGCCCCCGTCTTTCTTTATATTGACACCTGTCTCCATATTTATTTCACGATTTCTTGTTGTCGTTGTCATTTTCCGTGCCGGTCTGATATGCTTTGCCGATGTCCTCAAGTCTGACATAGGCGCCGTTAATCATGTGGACGTTTCCGCCGTTAGTCGGCGGGCGGTCAAGCAAAGAGAGCGCGTCGTTAGGCGAGTAGATGCCCGCCTGAACGAGTTTCTGAATAACGTCGGCCTGCTGCGTGGGATCACCGCGCAGGATGACCGCGACGTTAAACTTAAACTGCATCCCAGCGTCCTGCTCTTTCGCGGTTAAGAGTTTCTTGTTTAGCTCCTGCTCATAAATCGTGGCGTTGTAAAGCAGGGTATTGACGTAAAAACTCAAGTTCTGCGCCGAGCTATTAGCATAGCTGCTCTTTGAGTAGTCGTTGAGATGGTTAGGCTCAACGCCAAAGGCTGCTGCAATCTTGAGCGCGTTGTATTTTGTCAGCTCGTAAAACTGCGAATCCGTGAGCTTGAGGTCAAGCGTCTGGATGTCCGTGCCGACCGGGAGAGAGATGAGCCGCCGCCCGTTCTCGCGTGCCTGCTGCTCGATGTTGTCAAGCAGGACGCGCTGGCGCTCTTTGCTCAGCTCGCCAACGTATTTTACTACCGCATTCGCAGTCAACCCTTTCTGATAGAGACTGTTCAGAAACTCCTGCGCGGCTTTGTTCCCGGTCATATTCGATGCGAGGATTTCCCTGACGGATTTACCTGCAAGGCCGTTCCGCTCCGTTATCCACGACGTAACGTGCAACATGTCATCCGGGTTAATCCAGTAAGATTTACCTGTTGACGCATCCGTGTAGTAGTAGTAATAGCGACGGCTCGAAAACATATCTGTGTTATTGAGCCATATCTGCACGGCGCGAGGGTCAAGCGCGTAAAGTCCTTCTAGTTTGCCGCGTACATCTCGTTGAATGTATGCGTATGCATTACCGTAGTGGTTGCGGCAGTATTCCAGATAAGTAAAAAACTTGATAGGCGTTGTTGTGTCGTTCGGCTGAATAGACAGGATCCTGTTTGTCTCATGTCCCTTGATGCGGTTTTTATCGGCGTCCATGAGGTACACGGGCATTTTTCCAATAGATTCCGACAGTGTTTTGAGACACGTGAAATAGGTGATTTCTGACAAATCGGAGGCTGTCGGTGAGAGTCCGGCAAGGTCACGCCATGCAGCCATGGTTGTGATGGGCTGACCGTTGCCCGTGATTGCATTCCTGATTTTCGCCGCTGTCATCGCCATCGTCTTGTATAGCTTCAATCTCGTTTCCCTTCTTTCTCTTTCTGCTTTGTGACATCGAGCCAATCGTCTAAAGCGTCATTCGTGCTAGGCCCTCCATCTTTATGCATTGTCCACAACTTCCATGCGTCTATGATTGCATCACATGGGTCGATACGGTTTTTCTGCATCATTTTGTCAATCTTGATTTCCCCAAAGCTGTTGGGCTCCGAGATAATCGCATTGACCATGCTCCAAGTCAGCAGCGCGTTTCGCTTGTCATAGCTGACTTGCCCCGCTTTGACGGAGAGCTGAAAGTCTTTTGTCGCGTCATTGAGTGACCGCGCCGACTGCTTGACCTCCGTAATGTCACAGTCAAGGACATTTTCAAGATCTGATAAAAACGCGCCTGCATTGTGTGCGTCATATCCTGCAGATATAATCCTTATCCCGTATTCTTGCATGATCGCGTGGAGGTCGCGCGTGATGAAATGATAGTCCGTCTTGATGCCGTACATCCCAGACGTAGCTGTAACGAGCCCTTGGTCTTTCCAGAGTCCATAAGGCGCGTCATCTGTGCGGATGTGTTCCGCGAGCCGCAAGGCAGGAATATAGGACTTTGACCAAGTGTAGACTTTCCCATCGTCAAGTGGGAAAATCAACGCTATGGAGGTCAAGTCTCCGCCGCTTGATAGGTCAATACCGAGGATAGCGTCTTTCCCTCGCATATCCGTTAGTGTCATGTCGCAGCCGCACTCCGTCCACTTCTTTACGTCAACAAACGAGCCGCCCGTGTAGGTGCACCATCTGTTGAGCGATTTTGTGAGAAAGTTTATCAGGTCATCGCCTTGTTTTTCTTTCGCGTCAATAGCCTTTTCTGCCATACGGGAAAGCATTTCGGAGTTGAGCGTATTATCCTCGTTCCACAAGTGCAGCGGGTTCGCCTTCGCCCAGTTCTCAGGCTTCCAGATATCATCATCTTCATCCATCTCAGCGATAAAGATAAACAGTGAATCTTTCTCAATCGCGCCCGCAAGTACCTTTTTACAAAACTGATACTGTTCGTAGCATGGAGCATTGAGATTAAATCCCGCCGTTGTGATGGCGATTGTCAGCGCGTTGTCAACAGTAATCTGACCATCAAGCATGAGTTTATACATCTGGTCGGTCTGGTGCGCGTGATACTCATCGACCACGGCGAGCACCGACCGAAAGCCATCTGCTGATTTCGTATCACGCCCGATGGCCTTGACTGTAGTTCCCGTGACCTTGCTGACTATCGTATGCTCGTATTCCTTCACTTTGTAAAGTTCCGCGAGCTCCGCGTCGGATTTGATGAACTTGTTGACCTCGCCCCAGACGATATTTGCCTGATCCTGCTTTGTTGCCGTACAAAATACGCGGCCCATCTCATAGCCGCCGAACGTCGCAAAGTCGTTACACAATGCGCCGGCAAGAAACGATTTGCCGTTCTGCCTGCCTACTTGTACATAGGCTTCGCGATATCGCCGGATATTCGACCGCTTTTTCCTCCATCCAAAGATATTTCCCAAGATGAAGTCCTGAAAACCACGCGTTACGAGCGGTTTTTTCTGCTCGCCCTCACCGATTGTCAGCGTGTTGGCGATGTCAATATGCTTTTCAGCGGCTGCTACGTCGAAGATATAGGGGAAGTCCTTGCGCTCCATGTCGTCAAGGTGGCGCTTACACGCTTGATATTCTGCCTGCCCACACAACTTGCCGCCGCCTACGATGAGCCGCGCGTATTCCGTTGTACGGTCTTGCATTTATCTCACCTCTCAGACGTATTTCAAGAACTTATTGACTTTATTTTCTTCTTTCGTCGGCACAATGAGCTTGAGCCTATCGGTCGTTGCAAGGCCGAGCTTCGTACTCATCTTCGCGATGAGTTCTGCTGCTTTGACCTGCACGTTTACCGCCGGATTCATCATCTGGCCGCTCTTGCCCGTGATGACAGCGCCATCCTTCTGGATCGCAAGGCTTGCTTTGGTATAGCGATCAAACTGATCGGAATAGATTGCGAGCGCTGCAACGTCGAGATTATCGAGCAAGTCAATTTTTGCTGCTTCGTCAACCACTCTGTTGTATTCCAGTGCCGCTTCGTCGGACAGCCAATCCGGGGCCCCACGCTCTAGCGTCTTGCGGTCAATCTTGAGTTCCTGCTCCTGCCGCAAGCGCGATTCCTTTGCCGCCTTGCCGATCTTCCCCGTAGATATTCCTACGACTTTACGCGGTCTAGCCATGTTCTCACCTCCGTCCTATCGTGTCTTGTACTAGTGTACTTTTTCGCAAAATGTCCATCATTAAGGTTTTTGGCGCTTTTGCGAGAAAAAACAGATCGGAAGAGCACACGTCTGAACTCCAGTCACTGCTCG